CTGTAGTTTGTCCAATTGAAGGGTCTGGATTGTTTCCATATTTTGCTTTTCCAATACTAAAAGATTTTTCTCCACTACCATCAGTTGATACTAGTTTAGCATCTTTTCCTGCTCTTTGGGTAATAACGCTGTGCTGTGCTTCACCAGAAGGTCCTTTTTTCTTACCCAAGTTTCTTATCTTTCTTTCAAAACCTTTTTTAGAATTCTTTTTAGGATTTCTTGTTACTTGATAAGAAACTTCTGTGCCTATACCTTTACCTTCACCTTCATCATAAGACCCTACATTCTTACTAAATCCATGACCGGATCTTCTAAGAGTTTTTTCAGTTGATTTTCTTTCTTTTTTATTTTGCTTTTCACTTTGAGATCCACGATCCCTAGAGATCATAGCAGTATCTCTTTCTTGTGTGTTTCTAATTTGCTTATGAACGGTTGCTTCATCAACAAAATAACATTCTGACATAAATTCAGAGAAAGTTTTTCCCTCCCCTATCTTAGCCATTTGAACTCCTGTTTTCGGATTTCTTTCACCCATACCAAGTTTTGTATAAATTCTACCCCTTTGTTCTGCACCTTCTTTATCACTTCTCTTTCTTTTTTTACCTGAAGAAGAAATTGCAGTAGGAGTATTAGTCGCAACACCTTTACGTTCTTTCATCTTATCTTTAACATCTTTTAAAGCACCAATAAATTGTCTGGCTCTTTGTCCAGGATCCTTTACTTTAGATTTTGGAGAGCCCACAGTAATGTCATGAACTTCACTATCTTTTTTAGCACCAGTTTGATGAAATTGCCTTCTTAATTCTTTACTATCCGTTTTTTCACCCTCTTTATGTTTTTGCTTTGCAGTATGAGCAGCATAGTCTGCTGGAGACTTATGAGTTCTTACCCATACAGGAACATCAGTTCCACTCTTTTCAACTTTTGGTTCTCTAATAGGACCTTTCCTGCGAAAACCAGCACGAGAAACATCTTTTCTTGCCGCACCTTCCGACCCAGGAATTGGCATTGTGCCAGATTTCCCAGATCCTTTTTTCTTCATTAAAGTCCTTTCATCAAGGAATTCTTCTTGAAACTGCATTTTTATAAGCACTTTTTTAAATATTTATCAAGCAACGAGATCCATAAACTCCCCAAGAATCTTTTTATTCATTTTTTTGGACTTGAGACTTTTGGCAAAGGCAGATTTGATTTGAGACTTGGTAGCACATTCGTGAACTTCAAACTCCGAATCTTGGGAAAGAGCATTCGCAGAAAGACTAAAGTATGAATGATATCCAGACTTTTTGATGGTAAATGCTTTTTCTTTTTTCCAAGAACTCATCACTTTATCATATTCTGGACCATAATATCCACAGTATCGACGAATAAAGGTATGGGCATCTCGAGATTCAAGAACACGAATACCAATAAAGTTAATATCAGAAAACTTGTCCCGCAAGTTATGAAGAAACACATCAGTCATATGATGACACTCACAGTCAAATGAATAGGTGTTTCCAGTCTTACGATCACGAAGGAAAGCATTAGGTCCAATATATGCCGTGCCCATAAAAGGCTCCTCCTCCCAACGACGTTGAATTTCATGATGATACTTAATCATGCAAGCCTCACCATCAGTCAAAACAACACACTGAACTTTTTGAAGTTTGTTTTCTTTCTGAAACTTGGGAAGAATCTGATGAAGAGAAATCAATGCCTCATTCAAAGGGGTGCCCGAAAGAGAAAGACCAGAAGGAATATGGTAACGAGAATAAAAATTACGACCAAAAGCAGTAGCAAGACGAAAAATATTTCTCATCTGTTCTTCCAAAGTTTTCACATTTACTTGACTAGTCAAGAGATTCATCATCGAAAACCACTCACCAACTTGAATCAGACCACTTTTTTTCTCATAAGCAAGTTCACGCATATTTGCTTTACCTTCTTCATTATAAGAAACCAACGGATAATCAGTCGTAAAGGCATAAACTTCAAACGGAATCGCAACTTTTTTGCAGAACCAGACAAGATTAAAGAGTTGCTTAACAGTATCAAGCATCACATCGCCCATTGAACCAGACCAGTCCAGAACAAATACCAGACCATGGTTCTTACCATCAGCAAGAGTAGTAACTTTCTTGAAAAGATCTTCATTGTATTTGTAGGTATGAAGTTTAGAGCAATCTAACACACCAGTGCGAGCAGTTGTAGCACGGGCATAAGAGTCTGCTGCCTTACGACACTCAAATTCTTTAACCAGATAATTAACTTCCTTTTGTGCAGAACGCTTGAATTCTACAAACTGCTTATCGACCACACCAAAAGTGTCTTCATAATTATATCCAGTATTTTCCAAAAAAGAATCCCAAGATTCTTTACAATTAGAATGAATATCAGAATTTGCAACAATTACTTTTTTTAGGTCAAGTTTAGGCAATTCTAAGTAGATATTTTCAGGACCACTAGTATTGACGAGTTCTTTCAGTGCTTCTTCCAGAGACTCCATTGTCTTAACTTCTGGTTCTACATCTTCTACACCTTGCTGCCCACCCAGAGAATCAGAAGTTTGATCTTGCTGTTGCTGTTGTGCCCCACCTTCGGAACCAACACCATCAGAACCTTGTTCTTGAGGTTGGTCTTTTTCCCCTTCCCCTTCTTGCTGATCGTTGAAATCAGAAGCACCACCATCTACACTCCCACTTTGGAGAGTTTCGTGAGAATCCAAATTGATTTTAGTTTGTTCGTCTTGATGTTTTTTACAATACTTATAGAGAACTTCAGCAGCATTCAGAACATCTTCAAAGGTTTCAGTATTTGCAATCTGACTCATAATGTCAGATTCTTCACCATTCTCAAACGGAATATCAGTAAAGTTGCCAATCTTAAAGTAAAGATTTGCTCGGTCGGCAAGATTATAAGTCTTCAGATTATCATCACCAATCTGGAAGAAATCCTGTTCGGCAAGTTCTTTATAACCAGCGTAAAAACTTTTAGGGGATCCAGGATATTTTCTCTTACAAAGTTTTTCTACTCTTGCGTCCTCACAAAGATTTACAAATTGTTGAGGAATCTTATAGTTCTTTGTCCAGTCAATATCAGGACTCCACAAAGAATGAGATACTTCGTGTAGCACTAACATATTATAAACATTATCACTTGCTTTGTCCCAAAGTGGTAGAGTGAGGCATCGTGTATGAACATTAAAACAAGCAGTCTCTACTTTTTTATGCTCCACAATTAAGTCTTCCATTGCTAGAAGACGGGCAAGCATTCCACGAATCTCAAACTTATTAGACATTTAGTTCAGGTGTGATATATGAGCAGTATACAAAAAAAGAGGGTGCTGAAACCCTCTTGTGTGCCAGTTTGGGAAGTGGTTTCAACGATTTTTTGATTGTGCTTCTTTTTCTGCTCTGTAACTATCTGGTTCTCCAGTTTTCTTTGCTTTTGCAGCAGCAGTTTTTCTTTTTGAAAACTCGGCACCTACTTTTGCCATTTTTGGGTCTCTATAACCGTGAGGGTCTTCTGGAGTTCCCATTCCCATACCACCTCTCTTGGAGAGTTTTTTAATATAATCTTTTTTTCCAAATCTTGGTTCTTGATATGCCTCAACAATACTCTGCCTCCACTCTTCACTCATATTTGCCATAATAGCAAGAGCTGCTTTGTTGGTGTCAGCATAACCTTCGGCAACTAGGTATTCTAGTAGATAATCGAAGAGGTCAAATGATTCTTTTTGATCTTCTTTTTTAGGCATTCTAGCACCAGTATGATGCCTTTCAACACCACTTTCATCTCTATAAGTTGATCTCTCTGGTCTTGGAGACACATAACCTACACCAGGAACATTTCCAGTCTGTCCTCTTCTTCTAGCTTCGTTTCTCGCTTCTGCCCTTTGTGCCGCTCTCTTGCGATTTCTATCGTAAGAAGACATCGCTTCATCAACTTGCTCAACTTCTTCTTTCATTTTCTTTTCTTCTGGTCTCTTACCAAAAGTTTTATGGACCATTTTATCTAATTTATCGTGAAACTCTCCTTCCTTTTCTTTACTTGCACCTTCTTCTTTCTCTTCATCCCCCTCTTCTTCATTATCAAGTTTTAACTCGTCAGGAGAATACTTTTTAGTTTTACCATCTTCACCCTTGACAGTATAGTATTTGCCTTTACCTTCTGGATCAACTTTTACAATCTCACCTTCCATTCCGCTTGCTTTACAAACAACTTCATCACCAACTTTAAAGTGGGATTCAGAAATGTTTGCATAAACAGAAGCATAAGCTTCCATTAGATCTCTAACTTGTTTTGCTTCCATTTTTACAAATACTTTTTAGTTATTTATAAAAACGAAGAAGCGCCCCCTTGTGAGAGACGCTTCTTGAGTGCTTGGCGACGTGCCTTTGCTTGTCGGAGTGCTTGCGGTTTCAGTTTCCGCTTTTGCTCCTTCTTGGAATGGTGGTAGCGATTGGGGACTTGCATTAGTCTTGTGCTTGTTTAGACACATTAGTATCTATATTCATAGAAGTCAAGGAGTCCAGTTGAGAAAGTGTCTTACACCTCTGTCTTATATGAAAACCCATTTTTCTTTTCAAACTTAATCACAGAATCAAACTTATCATGTAAATCAGATTTATGTGATATTACAAAAATATTTGTATCCTTTACGACATAACGAATAATTTTAAGAAATTCGTCTGCACCAAAACCATCCAAAGATCCATCAAAAACTTCATCAAATAAAAGAATATTACAATTTACTGAATTTTTAACTCTTGCAACTTCTCTCCAAGAAAATAACAAACTTAAATCAATCCTCGCCTTTTCTCCTTCTGAAAATGAGGAGTATGAGAAATCTTCGTGAATGGGTGATTTTATAGTTTCATTAAATTCAGAATCCAATTCAAAATTAATATAAAAATCCATCATCTGAAGATAACGATTTACCTGCTGATTTATGAACGGAAGATACTTCTTAATAATCTTTGTTTTTACACCATCATCCTTAAGTAAAGAGTAGGCAAAATCGTAATAAACGATTTCTTCTTTTTTCTTAGAAAGATCTTCAAATGTTTTTTGGAGATTCTCTCTGAACTCTCCTAACTTCTCATGTTCAGTATTTCGATTTTTAAGTTGTTGGGTAAGAGTTTGAATTTCAGATTCAAGGTCTCTGATTTGTCTCTGATTGAGCAAAATCCGAGTATTGTTTTGAGAAATCTCATGATTGAGTTTCGTAATCTCTTTTGAAAGAACAGTAAATTGACGCTCTCGTTCTTGTTCTGATTTGATTGTCTCCTCAAGATCTTGATAACCTTTCTGGAGTTCTTTTGCTTTATTTTGAGCGTCCTTAATTCTATTTAACCGAAACTCTTCTTCAATCGTTTGTGTGCAAGTAGGACAAACCGTATTCTCAGTAAAAAACTTATGCTCCTTAGTAATGACTGATACTTTCTGAGAGATTTTACCTTTAAGGTTGTTTAATTTTACTAACTTATCGCCAGCACCAAGAACCTCTTCTTGCTCTTTTGTATATTTAAAAATTTCCTCTTCGGTTGTAGCATTTTCCGCCATATAAACGTCAACTTCTGCATCCAACTTGGTAATCTTTTCTTGGTTGGCATTAATATTGGCATTACCACGATTCTCAAGTTCTTCAATAAACTCTTGTTGCATTTTCATCTTGTCTTTAAGAGTTTCTTTCTTAAGTTCAAGAGATTTGATTTGATCTTTCTTTTCCCGAATCTTGTCTTTAATGAGATTATTCATCGCAGAAAAAATGCGAATATCAAGAAGATCCTCAATGACCTCACGACGATGTGCTGTCGTAAGTTGCATGAAAGGAACAAAGGTGCTACTACCCAAGATCACAATTTGTGTGAAACTACGATAGTTTAATTTGAGAATATTTTCTTCTAAAATCTTTTGATTTGCACGATCATCTGCTTCTTTGTGCAAAGCAATACCATTTACTTCTACGTCAAAAACATTTGGTTTAATTCCACGACGAACCAAGTAGTCACGGTTGTTAATTGTGAATTCGATTTCAACCAAACAATCTTTTTCATTTACAGAATTAATAAGTTGAGGTTTATTAATCCGCCTGAACGGTTTATTGAAAAGAACAAATGTAAGGGCATCCAAAACTGTAGATTTCCCGGCACCATTTGTTCCAATGATTAAGTTTGTATTATGTTTCTCAAAGTCAATTTCACTCCACTGATTGCCAGTAGAAAGAAAATTTTTCCACCTAATTTTTTTAAAGATAATCATTTAATTTTGGGGGAATAACAATGTCATTTGGAGTAACTACGGCATACTTATAATTATATCTCTTACAAGTCATTATGGCAAGTGCATCATCAACTTCCACCACATCCATTTCAGTATCTTCTTGATCTTCTAATTGAAGGGCATATCTTATTGCATCATCTTCCTCTTCAAAGAGAAAAAGAACTTTTTCACCATATCTGTTTTGTACAGCATATGCTCCATCGTCTTTTTGATCTTTAAGAGTAAGGAGAAACATTACTCAACCTCGCAAGCTTGTCGGTAAAGATCTTGAAAAATACCTTTAATAATCGTCTTATCAAACTCAAACTCCGATTCTTCAATATAGCGATTTAGAATCGTAAGAGTGTTTTCGTCTTCACTAATTTCAAACTCTTCATTTTCTTGAATCTCAAAGTTTTCAATAATTTTAAGGTCTTGAATACCAACCGTGTAAAGTTTATCAATGAATTTTTCAAAATCCTTTGGTTTAGATTTTTTACGAACAATTACCTTTACAATTTTGTTTTCATACTCTGTAGCATCAAACATTTGATGTGGAGTATCCTCATAGTAAATATTATAAAATAATTTATAAGGATTATTAATTGGAGTATGCTCCAATGTTTCTGTATCAAAAATATGAAACCCACGAGTGTCGTTTACATCGTTCCAATACATCTCATAAGTATTTCCAAGATAAAAGATTTTACCATTATCAGAACGAGTGTGATAATGCCCAGAAAATACTTTGGTAAACTTATCAAAAATCTTTGGATCCGTTCCGTGTTCTTCCATCACAAGATCCCGATTCACACGAAAACCTTGAAGTTCTAAATGTCCCATTGCAACTTTTGCTTTGGTCTTTTTGATTTGCTTTAGAGTTTCATCATAATTTTCACTACAAATCCATGGAACCATCATAATATCTATCCCACCAATCTTTGAGGTTTGTGGAGAACTATAAGTTTTGATGTTTGGATAATTTTTTAAAAGAAGTTCTGGAGCATTAATCTCTGTTGAGTTGCGAAGAAAAATGTCATGATTACCAATAATCATATGAACATTATACTTTGAAAGAGGGTCTAATACAACTCTTCGTGTCCAATCAAGACCCCAAAAATCAATACTTTTACGGTTGTCAAACGCATCTCCCATATGAACCACTGTTTCAATTCCATGCTCTTCTAACGCAGGAAAGAAAATATTTTTATAAAAGAGTTCAAAGTAATCATGAAGATGTCTGGACGCTTTCCTTGCCGACCAGTGTGTGTCAGACAGCACGCCAATTTTCACTTTTGTTGTCTCCTACTATTTTCTTTACAAGTTTTCATAAGATGTTCATCGTGAGTAATAATTTGAAGATTATCTGGATGATGCAATCCACCTTCAAATAAAGGAATAATGTGGTCTACATCATACTGTATACCAGTTATATAAGTCAAGTGCTGTGCTTCTTGATATATTTCTTGTATTTGCCGAAGTTGTTCTTCTGTAATATCTATTGGAATGCCGAGTTGTTTTCTAGCAAGATATCTTCTTGTTTTTTCACAACTCACTGCTTTACCTCTTTCAGTTTTAGCATACTTTCTTTTAATAGAATTAACTAATTCTCTATTATTTTCATAATACTGTTGTTTCTTTTCCTTTGTCCTATAGGGTTTCATCAACTCTTTATTATTAAGTTTTTCTAATCCAGATTTTATAGAACAAGGAGCACAACTTTTATTAGAAACATATCTTTCATATGATCCGCAAGTTTTACAAGGAGTAGAGCTCATATACTTTTTCTCCCCTTGTTCTATTGCCTGAAGTCTATTAATCCTGGATTGAGAATACTGATTTGCCATATTATACGGGGCACAATGTTTTATTTATAAGTATTACATTGTGCGGCAATACGAGTCATCGATTTGTTCTATAAGAAATATTGTCCTTCATACTATTATAGTCGGAACTGCTACCAGAAAGCAAGCCATCGTCAACAGTCATTACCTCATCAAAACCAGTGCGTTCGATAATTTTGGTCTTGATTTCCAGTTGCTTCTTCTCCTTCTGAATACGACGGAGAAAAGCATAATGAATGATTTGAGTGAAATATGCAAATGGATTATTAGATTTTTCTGGATCAAAATTATGAATATACTGGACGCAGTTTTCAATCCCATCAGAAATCATATCATCCCGAAACATATAGTTCACAAAGTTCGGTTTGTATGAGAGGTGTGTGGCAATCTTTAAAAAGCATTCTCCAAGATAGTTTGAAATCGGTGGTTTACCTTCCCAACGTTTTGCCCTTTCTTCTTTTGGTTGCTTTGTGAGATCTTTATCGTAAATCTTTAAGTATGACTTTTCAACTTTTGTTCTATAAACAATCAGTGCTTCAAGTAACTCCTTGTTATTTACATAATGTTCTGATTTCTTTTTGGACATAACATTGGTCTCGGTAGATAAATTTTTGTTATGTTCATTATAGCATACTTTGGGGGCTTGACAACATTAGAAATTATGATTAGAATAGGTTTGTTCCCGTTGAAGATAATACTTTAGCTTTCATTAATACTCTTAAAGATTCTTTCAAGGTTTTTGCGAGCATCTTCTACGGTTGATATAAAACCCATTTTATCGGATATCTTTACTTTTCCATCCATTTCAATATCTACATCTTCATCATTAAGATATCTTTTATAGAAATTAATCATTTGATTTTCTCTAACTTCTGTCATTGTAACAATCTTATCATACTTAATAAGATAAAAATCATCAGAAGGTATTTCCATCCAGGGCTTTACCTTTACATATTGTCCAATATGATTTGTGACGACTTTCATAATGACAGGATTTTGAAGAATAATGATAGGATCCCCATCATTTTCATCAATACAAACGAGTGCAAATATTTCTTCGCCTGTAACTATTTTGATTGCTGCGTAAAACTCTTCTCCCATTAGTTTTTAAGCGGTATGTTTACAATTTCATAATTAAAGTTTTCTTCATTATAAACTTTGATTCTTTCAATAAGATGATTAAGGGTATAATTTTTTCTTGATTTATAACTGATATCATCGGCAATGTCATATAAGGTTGCTTTTGTTTTATTGTCACCCTTTCTTAACACTCTTCCGATTGATTGGAGATTTCTAATTCTTGATTTACTAGGTGAAGCAAAAATAACATTATGTAGATTTTTAATGTTAATTCCTGTACTGAAAGTTCCGTAAGATGCCACGATAATTGCATTATTTTCTTTTTCGGTGATTTCTCTTACTTTTTCTCGGTCTTCGGTATCCACACCACCATGAACAAAGAACAC